TTGGTGCGGTACCAGTCGGAGGTGTAGGGGCCCTTTGTCTCGGACGCCTTCTTCTCGGTGGCCGACGGGCTGTAGCCGGGGTGGGCCTTGGACACCTTGTGGATGGCTTCGCCACCATCTACGCACCGCACCGCGATTGACAGGACGCCCCGCCACAGCGGTTCTTCCAGGGTGGCTGCGTTCTGCACGGCATGCGCCATCTGCGCACACCCGTTGCCCTTAACACTTAACCGTACGATCTTTGCAAACTCACTGGGCGGGTGGTCTTCCGCTGCGAGGTCCTTGGTCACATCGTCCGTGCCGAACTGCTTGGCGGCGAAGATGGACGTGGGCGCCACAAGCGTGGGGGGCGCAGGAAGTACCTTCACGATGTCGGCCAAGGGCACAGGCTGCCCCTGGTAGACGACCATCACCGGACGCGGGTTGGTCTCTTTGAAATTCTGGGTGCCGGGAACACGCAGGATGCGGGCAGCGTCCGCAGTCACCGCAGGGTCGGCATCAAGCCCGTGCAGTTTGCACAGGGGCTTCAGTTTCTTGGCGTGCTCTACCCAGTCCTTTGCGGGGACGTCCTCAGTCAGAGGCCAGTAGACATGCAAGCCGCCGCCAGAACTAACGATGATGGGCAGCGGCAAGCCCGTGGTGTTGATGAATTGTCGGAGCGCCTTTGCCGCGTCCGATTGTGTGGCGTAGGCTTTTGTTGGACCTACGTCGAGGTCAAGGAAAAAGCACCGCAGGTAGACAGCGTTTGCGGCTGTGCGTCCCAGTGCGGGGTCGTCGAAACTGGCTAGTGCGAAGTAGGCATCTGCGCCTTTGCTGCCTGCGGCTTGAGCCGCTGCATCGACATCAGCAATAGTTCCATGGAATGACGGCTTTACCTTTCCCCCCTTGATCGCCACAGCGCAGTACATGCCCTGCGTAGGCAATACGGAGTCGAGGAAGGAATGCACGATACCTCTCGGGTAGAACGATCAGGCGCGGTTCCAACGCGCCAGGATCTGCTTGATTTTTTCTTGGTGTCGCGCCCGTGGCTCAGACCTTCCGGTGAACCACGAGTACACGGTTGCCCGTGTGACGCCGAGTCTTTCCGCCACGGCTGATACGGGGATCTCCCGTACCAAGCACTCGTGGACGAACTGGAACATCAGGTCAGACAGGCAACCGTGTGCAACGGCTGCGACAAAGGAGGTGCTATACCCCCTGAGTCCTTTAGGCATCGTCGTCGGTGCCCCACTCGCTCAGAATGGAAGAGACGTCCTTTGGCGCGGCGGCGGGCTCGGCCTTCTTGGTGGTGCGCTTCACAGGTTCGGCCACTTTGGCTTCCTGCTGAACCGGGGCCTCCTTGAACGCGGCGGGCAGGGCGGGGGCGCTGCTACCCGTGTCGGCCTTGGAAGGCACCATCTTGAAGTCGATGGCCTGACGTGCGTCGTCGGTCTGGCTCTGGGCCTTGGCTGAGTCCCACTCTTCGCGGGTCAGCGGGCGCACGGCGCGGAACTTCAGCACGGGGACAGCCTCGGACGTGTCGAAGCGGGCCTCGGTCACGATGCCGGTGATGGGAATGCCATGACCTGCCAGGAACTTGCCGAATGCTTGCAGGGGCATCTTGTCGCCGTCGGGCTTGCCGAAATACGACTTGGCCGGGATCGACATGCGGTAGATGTTGCCGGTGATGTCGTTCTCCAGAGCCACGGCCAGACGCTTGCTATAACGGCAAGCGCGGGATTTGCCCTCACCGGAGCCCTCGATGTTCTGGGGGCAGGTGGCGCAGGACGATGCTTGGGGGTTGGGCACCTCGGGGTTGGGCTTCTCGCCTTCGGCGGACCAGCAGGAGGGCTTGACATCCTTGCCTTCCTCGTACTTCTCTGCATAGAAGGTACGCGTGATCCCCTTGCCCGCTGCGATCACCACAAGGTTCATGGAGCGATCTTCGTTCTTGGCAACCTCTTCGCCACCAACGATCATGCGCCACACACCCCCACGGATGGAGATCTGCTTGCCACCGGAACTACCGGCGATGTCCTTGGTGGTGGAGTCTGCGGCTTCGCGCAGGTAATCGGGAACGACGGAACCAGACTTGAAGAGAGTGATGTTACTCATGTGATTTCCTTGAGTGAAGTTACTTGGCGCGGCGCACGGTGACGGAGTACCGTGAGTCCACGTTCATGCCTTGCGGCATCTTGTCAGGGTTCTCTTGGAGGAACTCCTTGAAGTTACCCTGGTGCACACGGCGCTCCAACAGTTCGGGGGCGTCGTGATCTTTGATGAACTGGTACATGCTATCCCAGTCCGAGGTCCAGTAGCGGGTCTTGACCGTACGGGTAAACGAGCCATACTGGGTCTTGCCGCCGTCCTGGCCGGTGTTCTTGCAGATCTCCAATAGAGATTCCTCAACGGCAGCGAGTTGCTCATCGAGTGCGGCTATCTCTTCTTCGTGCTGCTTGGTTTTGATTTCCTTGGCGTCGCGGATCTTGATGTAGACCTGCACAAGTTTGTTGGCGTCCATGATGATTCCTGTTGACTAGCGTTGATGTGATTGAAGTATACAGTGTTTAGTTTGGTCGTCAAGGGGTCATGTGATCTCCTGTTTGTAGAGATCGACGAGGCTCAGGTGCATGTCGATCTTGTTCTGCAACATGTGGAACACCCTGCGCTCCACGGGACTACCCTGTAGATGCGTGACCGTGACCTTGTTGGTCTGCCCGGCGCGGTGTGCACGGGCATTGGCCTGCATGTAAATTTCTGTGGAGGGCACCGGGCCCCACCACACCACTTGGTCAGCGCGTGTCAGCGTGATGCCGTGAGCGGTGGCCTGCGGCACGAGCAGCAGAACGCGTGGGTCGTCCTCTGACTGGAACTGCTTGATGATCTCCGCTCGACGGGTGGGCGACACGTCGCCATGGATTGCCTCCACGGTGTAGCCTGCCTTGAGCAGATCTTCGTGCAGGACCTCCAACGAGTGCCGGAAGGGCACGAACACGAGCACCTTGTTGTCGGTGCTCTCGATGACGCTGACCAGTTCGTTGAAGCGGTTGCTCATGTCGAACGACACCACGTCCCTATCGTCCGTATAGGCCGCACCCTGGGAGATCTGCAACAACTTGTTGAGCATGCCCGCTGCGTTGCTCGCCGTGATCTCGGCGCCTGCGGCCACCGTAATCATCTCCTTGCGGATCGCGTCGTAATACTTCTGCTGCTGCGTCGTCAGCGGCACGTCGCGTGTGGTGTAGAGCATGTCCGGCAGATCCAAGCATTCGTCCTTGGTGAACCGGATGGCCGGTTGCAGGGCAGCATGCACGATGTCTCGTGCGGCAGGGCGCGGCATCCACTTGTACTGGGTGACCTTAATCATCACCTTGTCGCGGAACGCACCGAAGAAGCGCGGCACCCCGTCGGGGTTGACCAACTTGGCAAGCCCGTAAGCGTCGAGCGGCGACTGCGATGCGGGCGTGCCCGTCATGAGCCACAGCCGGGTGTTGGCCTTGACCAAAGATGCGATGGCCTTCCAACGCTCTGTGGTCACTGACTTGATGGCATTGGCTTCGTCTACGATGATGAGGTCGAACCCGCCGTTGCGCAACTCGTCTGCCACCACCTTCACGCCATCGAAGTTGATGATGACGAACTCGAAGTTGCCTGCGATCACCTTGCGTCGTTGTTCCTTGGAACCCATGGCGATAGCCACCGTGCGGTGCATCACGGTCTTGAACAGATCCGATCGCCACGCAGTCTCCATGATGGACACCGGGCACACCACGAGGACGCGAGTCACGCGGCCCTGCTGCATCAGGTAGTCGGCAGCCCACGCTGCGGCGCTTGTCTTGCCCGTGCCTGCCTCGTTAAACACGAAGCACCGGGGGTGCAGGGTCAGGAACTCAGCAGTTGTTTTCTGGTGGACGAACGGGGCAAAGATGCCCGGCCATTTGTAGCGCCCAACGATGGGAGAGGGCACGTTCTTGACGCCCAGGTTGCGCAGGAGTTGCACCTCCTCGAACCCCCAGTTGACGAGTATCTGCGGCTCGTCGCTGTCGTCTAGCACCTTGCTCTTGGGGATGAGCGCGGTGATCTGATCCGCTGCGCGAGTGCGGAAGAGTAACGCGCGGTCTTGCACGATTTCCATGATTTTCTGATGACTAGAGGTGACAAAGAGGCCCGGTAGCGAACTACCGGGCCAAAGGTCTTACGACCAAGGAGAAACCGCCCTGTGCCTATCAGGGCGGATAAATACTACCTCAGCGCGATCGCTCGCGCTTGGAAATTTCTGACTTCAGTTTATTGGTAGAAGTCCTAGCAAAACTGCGATTGCCGCTTCGCCCTTCTGCCTTTAGATTACTGACATTGACCGGCGCACCGCCCTTGGACAAGGCCCTCTTGTGCGCCACGTCCGTGGTGGATGGCAGGTCGCCATTCTTCTTTTCGTACGCCCGCCTAGCCTTGTTGCGGTTGGACCGCGCGGCGATCTGCTCGGGGGTGCCCTGGTACTTGCGGTACTCGGCGGCGTAATCGCGTTTTTTCGTAGCCATGGCTATCTCCTTAGCCCGGATGGTTTGCACAATCCTTGACCGGGCAGAACTTGCACAGCGCACTGGGGCGCGGATTCCACACGTTCACTTCGACGGCCTTCTCCACTGCCCCGATGCGTCCGGCCCACTTGGACCAGATCTCCGGCAACTGGGCTCGGGTGAACTCGGCCTTGATGACATCTTTGGCAACAACGAACAACAGTGCGGCCTTGACTGTTTGCACCTCGGAATGATGCGCCATGACCATGGCCGCCATCAACTCCAACTGCGCCATGTCGGCGTACCTGCTGCTCTTGCCTGTTTTGTAATCAGCGACACGGGCCACGCCTTTGGCCCGGTTGACAGCCAGATAGTCTGGGATGCCCCGGATCCAAACATCTGGATCGAAGAAGGTGCAGGGGCTAAAGTCGCGTCGGACCCCCAATTTCTCTTCGCACCGGATGTCTCCGGCCAGGGTGGCAAGGGGCTCGACGAACGGTTGGAACTGGCCGAACTGCTCAGGCAGGGGCGTCTTGTCCCGTACGTATTCCTCGAACGCCTTGTGCACCGCCGTGCCGTACAGCGTGGCCTCGGTGTCTTGGTTCTTGAAACGCTTGGCGATACGGACTGCGTGGTACCGCTTGGGGCAGCCTTCGAAGTCCTTGACTGACGAGTAGGAATGAGCCATACGACGCGCGTGAACTGGAGTTATTTGAAGCCCCAGTGTAGCAATCAGAGGCAGCGCAAGGAAGCCCCGCCGTCTAACGGTTAGATCAGCAGTCGCCATAGGTCGTTCCCACCCCAGACTCGCACGCCAGGGGCAGCGTCTGGGCCCAGTCCGGGCGCCAGGACATGCACTCCTCGACGTACCGCTGAGCCTCAGCCTTCTCCTCCACGGGGGCGATACAGGCCACGGCATCGTGAACTGTCAAGACCGCCTTGTAACGCTTGGCAATGCGCAGCATCTGCTCCCCGACCACGCACCGGGCGATAGCCTGGGTGAAGTTCTCCACAACGAGTCCGCCATAAACCTTGGTGGCGATGCCCCGGGACACGTAGACCGTCTGGGGTTTGCCGTCCCCGAAAACCGTGGTCAAGCCGGGATACTGGATCCACAGCCCGGAGGGCAGGGTAATTCCCCACTCGGCGCCGCTGAGCCCCTTGGGGATGCGCGCCGTGCGGCACAGGCCCTGCACGTCGATCTCGTACTCCTGCTCACTCTGAAGATAGGACAGCGCCATCTGCGCTTTCTGCCACAACTCCGGGATTCGGTAGTACGTGGTGCGATAGGTGTCCACAATGTTCCGCGCCTGAAGTTCGGTGACATCAACCCCCGCCTGCATCTTCAAGAACGTCCGCAGTTTGACGTGCCCGACTCCGTAGCCTGCGCCCAGGATCACGACCTTGCCCACCTGCCGTTCGGACTTGGTGATCTGGTCTTCGTGCTTGCCGTAGATGCGGCTTGCCATGATTCTGTATACATCCCGCTTGTTCTCGAAGGCGGTGACCAGATCTTCCTGTCCGGCCAACCACGCCAGGGTCCGCGCTTCGATCTGTGAGGAGTCCGCGTCGATGATGACGTGTCCGGGCGGCGCTTGGATGGCCCGCTTTATCTTGCCTGCGTTCTCTCCGCGCGATGGCAGGTTCTGGAGGTTGATCTTGTCCTGGCCCGACCACCGGCCCGAGTGCGCCCCGTAGTAGCGCAGAGGCACCGGGAACTTGCCCCGGAACGACATGTCGATGAACCGCTCCGTGCGAGTCTCTTCAAGCGTAGTCTTGTTACCCAGGCGGGCGGCCACCAGGGCCTGCACCTGCTCGTTCGGATGATCTTGCAGGGCGATCATGCCCGGGTCGGTCTTGGCAAAAGCGTAGGTCGTGCGGCCCGTGGTCGGGCTTACCTTCAGCGGCGGGATCACGCCCAACAACTCAAGCGCGGCGGCGAACTTGTCGTTGGACATCAGGAGTTTCTTCAGCCCCTCGGTGCCCTCGGTGAAGATGGTCTGCACGAAGTCGGCGTTGCCCTCCTCGATCATCTTGTCGCGCAAGGTTGCCAAAAGGTTGGCTTTGCGGTCCTTGACTTCTTGCAAATGTGTGATAAGCAGATCGCGGTCCAACTCCAACACGGGCTCGATGAACATGCGCAGGGTCAGGTCGATCAGTTTGAGTTCGCGCGTCGGGAACCCCCGCTTGAGGTAGATGTGGAAGAGTTTGTGCGTGAGGTCTACGTCGTTGCGGCAGTAGGCGGCGTACCCGGCGATCGCGTAGGCGGAGAAGTCTTTGCGCCGCATGCCCATGGCATGCACCACCTCGTCGCCCTTGGCACCGATGGCTTCGCGCTCAGCCTGTGCGGCCAGACCGTGAGACTTCTCATGCGGGAACAGGGAGCGTGACATGCCCAGGGTGTCGGCCCACGCCTTCGGGTTGACTCCGTAGCGCCAGTTCAGGATGGCGCCATCGAACATCGTGTTTTGAGCCAAGACCATCTTGTCAGACCAATCAATCTCCCCCAACACCCGGGCCACCTCGGGTTGGTCCACCCACACCGTCGGTTCATTGTCGTGCTTGATGCCCACACCGATCACCTCGAACTCGGGGCGTCGGATGTACTCCTCCGTGGTCATCTTGGACAGCGAATATTCGCGGTCGTAGTAGGTCTCGAAGTCAATCGTTATTAGTTTCATCAGTCAGTCCCTGCGCGCGCCGACGGTATCGGTCACGGCCAGTTCGTTCGTATTGGTCGCGTTGTCGGAATCGCTTCTGCGTGATTTGCAGTTCTTCATTCGTCGGTTCCTTCAAGTGGCGATGCAAAAAGGTGGTAATTGGATGTGGGGGAACGGTTTTCTTGGATGACATCAAGGCACTCCGTTAGGTACTCAATGTTCTTCTCGTTGATGACGAGGGCCACGCCCCCGGCATCGTCGATGTCGCGCAGGTGTTTGATCTGTAGCGCCGTGGGCTTGCCCCGCCCGGCCTTGCACTCGATGCCGATGAACCTGCCGCAGTAGCAAACCAGAATGTCAGGCGTGCCGTTGTTGGCATACGCCCCACCGATGTAGTTGACTGCGTACGCACCGCGCTCTTTGAGCATGGCGTGCACCTTCTTCTTGACCTTGGACTCTGGCGTTGCTACCACGGGGCTTCCTCGTACTGCTGTGCAGTTTCCTTGATCTGCTTGACGTTGCGCTTACACCATCGCTCCAGATCTGCCGGGTTGACGACCGTGAACGGCCACGTCGGGTATGGGTCAGTAGGCTTGAGCCGCACCCCTTGCGGGGGCGGGGCCTGGGGCTTGGCACGTTTGATCATGGCTTGAACATGCTGTTCATGGTTTCTTGGTAATCGAACACGCTGTCGAAGCAGTCCATCACCCGGACCTGTGCGGAACTGACGCCGCGCAAGCGGTCGTTGTACGTAAACACTTCCTTGGGAATCGCCGCGTGGCCCAGTGCGAAGTCGCGCCCCAGTTGCGTGGGACGCCACAGCCCCGAGTGCTTGGACTTGCTGCCCTTGACGGGTGCGTTGCGCTCGATCAGCCCCCAGAACTTCAGCGTGGACATGGAGTTGGTGCGCACCAACCACCGGGGCGCCGTGTTCGGCACGTCGATCCATCCGTTGCTGAGCGGCGTCTGACATAGCCAGAGCAGGGCCCGCACTCGGGCGCGGGTCACGGCATGTTTGTACGTCTTGCCCCACCGTGCACACACGAGGCAGTGCCCGCCCTTGCGGTCTATCGTCTCATGCCACGCGGTTTGCAGTTGGCTCAGGGTCGGTTCCATTGTGTTTCTCCATTTCAGTTTCTAGTAATTTGTCGATGTAGTGGCGCGCCTTCTTCAGATCTTCTATTCCATTCTTGTGTCGCCATCGGCTGAGGTACTTGACGGCGTTGCCATCCAAGTAGCCAAGACCCCAGTCAAGGATAACGTCCCAGGTTTCGTACCTGAACTGCTTGTAGTGAGCGCCTCCTTCCTGGCGATCATTTGCGCGTAGTAGGCTTTCTCCTGCCTCGATGTCCTCACTGCCTGCTCGTGGCGGTGGGGGTTGTTGTGCAACCCCAGTCTCAGGTCTTCTGCTGTTCCCATTGTCGTAAAGCGTGTTCCACAGGTCTTGCATTCATATCTCCTTCGCTTCAAGCCATTTGCGGCTCTTCGGGTTTCAAGGGTGTATGTGTTAGCACCGCACTCAGGGCATTGCATCTAATTAACTCCATGATCTTTATCTGTTTCTTCTTGGCGCGATAGGCGATCTGTCGTTCAGCCTGCGTCTTCTTCTGACGCCGCTTGTCGTTGCCCTCACCAAGTTTGTAGATCTTAGACAGGTCCCGACCCCGTGGGTCTTTCTCCCACCCGCTAATGTGGGCAGCGCCCGCACGGTGCAGTTCCCTGGTGTACTGGCACACGGTCACGTAGTGCAACCCGGTCATCTCCGCCAGTTCGGCACAGGTGTACGTGCCTTCGAGTAGTAGTTTGATGAGTTGCGCCTGCATGATCGCGTTGATCTTGATCTGCCGTTTACCCTTGGGGTTTGGTGGGTTCAAGTTTTTTCCTCAGTCGAATCAGTTCATCGAGCATCCGCTCCATCTGGTCTGCGGCGTGTAGGTGGAACGGACTGATGGGGATGTTGCGTGCGAGGCTTCGCATCATGCCGATGGTGACTCGCACTGATCTCTCAGACACCTTCTGCCTTGACTTGGGCTCCGCATCTATCTGCGCCAGTACCTTGGTTGCCTTCTGATTTGCGTTGTGGTCGCCGCTCATTCCCGCCCCCTTGCTCTGATTGCTGCGGCGCAGTCCATCGTTGCTGCCTTCCGTGTGCTGTCTTGGTTCCAAGCCAAAATCTCACACACATTTGCACACGCCTCACGCTCGGCCTCCAACGCCCGGTTCGCCAGTTCTAGCGCGTTCTTCAGTCGATGCAGTTCTGCCTCAACCTCTTTAAGTTTGTCGATGGCAGCAAATGTTTTCGCGTGGGTCATTTCTTCCCCCTGTCTTTGAGTTGCCCCGGTTCAGGTGCCAACAGTGCCGCATCAAACAACTGTCGCAGCGTCGCAAAGATTCGATCTTGCTCGTACCGGGCAACGAGATCAGCGAACCGTTCCATCTCCTCCGTCCAGTACCCATCTGTGATCCATACCCCCTCGTCGGTGGTGTCGGTAAACCCGGCTTCTCGCGCCAGTTCAAGTACCTTCCAGTTTTTCATTCCTTGCTCCTTGCTCTGATGGCGTCCCCATATGTGCCGCCGCCTTCCTTGAGTATGTGGTCAACCAACTTCGCGCACTCCTCTCGTTCCCGTTCAGCCACCAGTCGAGCAAAGTGTTCAAACGAAGCGATGCCCGTGCTAGAAGCGACCATGAAACGCCGGTCAATGTAGGCGTGTGCCTTGTTTGCCAGTTCAATGATTTCTTCTTGGGTCATATCCCGCTCCCCTTCCGGCATGGCCACGCTGCGCGCATTGCCTGGGAGGCCAAGAAGTCGGCAGACAAGTGCCTCTGCTCTGGCCTGTTTTCCAGATAGCGTTTAACCACATCAAGCGCCTGCCCCAATGTCACATCGCTTGGTGAGCAGAACAGAACCTTGTCGTTGGCATCATGGACACCCGCCACATAGAACATGACCTGAGAAAGCCGCCCATCTCGCAGGCGCTCGTAGAGTTCGTTCCCGCTGAAGAACTGTGCCTGGGCGGGGCCGCTGCACAGCGCCAAGACTGCAATCCATTTCTTCATATCATTCCCCACAAGTAAGTCAGCAACATCATCAGCGTCACGAACGGGGCGAGGAACACCACGACCATGACGGTGATCAGCCAGTACAGGACGATGAATTCACCAAGCCATCTCATGTTTGCGTCTCCTTCTTCTCTTTCTTGCGCTGCTCTTCTTCCCACGCAGCGCGTTCGTCCGGGCTCATCTTGGCCCACTCATGCGCTTGCCTGATGGCGTCGAAGTCCACGCCCTTTGAAATCCCTGCGCATTCGCGCAGTGTGTCCACGCGGGTAGGGTGCTTGAGTTTACGGATGGCCTTTGTCTCGATCTGACGGATGCGTTCCCGGCACACATCGAACTTGGCGCTCACCTCTTCCAACGTGAGTTCGCTCTGAGTGTCGATACCAAACCGCAGACGTAACACCTTGGCCTCTCGCGGCGTTAGGCTGTCGAGCATCTCGGCTACAACACGATGCCGATCTTCTTCCTCCAGGCCCGCATCGGGGGCGGGGGCCTCAAGCAACTCCCCGGTGTGCCGTGCAAGCATCTCCACCATCGCCCTGTGGCTCATGCCAAAGTGCGACTTGTTGGTGGGCAGCACAAACAGCAACTGCTCAGGCGTCCACAGGTCTTCGGGCAACACCCCCAGGAACTCGCAAAGGCGTTGAGCGGTGGGAATGATCTCCCCGCTCTTGCCCATCGGTGACGCCTTGAAGTTAATCAAATTACCGATGTGCGTCGGGGTCAGGTTTGCAGCCTTGCAGAACTGCGCCACATTTGCGTAGCCCGCCTTCTCGATGGCGTTGAGGATGAGGTTGTTCCTGACCTTGAGGTCTATGCGGTATTCGCCGTCGTCGCTCATGTCAACCACCCTGCCCAGTGAAGGAAGTACACCAGGGAGAAGAACAGAAAGCCCAGTGCCATCAGCATGGCGATGAGCCACCCCAACTCTTCCATGCCATCGTCTTCATAACGATTCATTGCTTGTTCCTCCAGAACCATCTCTCGATGGCGATGCGAATACCAAACGCTACGACGGCCATGAATAGCCACCACAGCACCAGATAGAAGACCATCTCAGCGTCCATTTGGTTTCTCCGCTAAACCGCGCCACTCGTCATTGCGGCAAATCCACAGCCCCACAACCTTGTCTTTGGGCTGCCACATCCACCGCTTGCCGGTCCAGTACGCACGCACCCCCACGATACCTACGCCATGGTAGTCATACCACCCCACGTGCATCGGGCGGAACTCTTTGGCGCGGAACCACTGCGTAAGTTTGGGCTTGGTCTTCATGCGAACATCCTCTTGAGTGCGGCGAACAGGTCGCGGGCTTGGGCGATGGTCAGCGTGGAGATCAGCGCGTCTACGTCGTAGGCGGGAGTCACGGGCGCCGGGGCGGCGGGCACTTCTTTACGAGTGAGCACGACCTTGGGCTTGTCGGCCTTCGGGTTGCGCCCCGTGGGCGTGGGAGTGTTGCGGGCCTTGCGCAGTTTGCTCAGTTTGACCGGCGAGTATTCCTGAAGGTTTGTGAAGTACGTGCCGTTGGGCGCGCGAGTGATGATGCCTGTGCGGGACATCTGCGACACCAGTGCAGATACGGATGAGTCCTTGTGTCCCTTGGCTACCAGAGCATCGCGGATCTGGCGGGTGGTGCGGTGCGGGTTGTCGCGCACGTAGTTGAACGTCTCCCGCGTCACGTCAGTGGTGCGAGTAAAGAACGGGGGTAAGTTGGGTTTATGTTGTGTTTGCACGGTTTGCTCCGGTTGGTTCCATTCGTTAAGGACTGATTGCAGTGCTGATTTCAGATCAGGCATGGTGGGCTCCATCTAAGGCTTAGAAGAGTTCAAGTTGACGGTCGTCCGGGTGCGGACGTGGGGCTTGCGGATCGCGCTTGGCTTGCGCGTGTTGAAACTCGTCGATGTCCCGAAGGCGCATCTCCAGTCGCTCTCCCACGGCACGTGCCAGGGCGTCGCCCTTCAGGTACACCATGTTCAGCAACTCCTCATCACTTAGGTTCTCGTATCTCATTTGCGCGGGTCCTCTAGGTCAATGAATGTGGTTAGGTGATGGTTCTTGTCGGTACGGAACCACAGGATCTCGTCCGGTGGCGGCTCGTTGGTCTTGCGTAGATGGCCGGATATCTTCGCCACCACGAGGATTGGCACAAGCCATACCGGCACGTTGTCTGTGTTTCCACGGTCAGTCCATTCGGTGCCGTCGTACCAACGCTTGATGAGATAGACATCCCCACGTCGCTCGTACCGGAACTCGTATTCGTCGTTTGTCATGTGGATTGATTTGTGTTGATGTCGGGCTCGTCGCAGTCCGTCGGCCCAGACAATCTCGTCTATCGATCGGTACCAGTCCTCATGGTCAGCAACCGTCTGCCTGATCTGCTCAAGCCAATACTGTTTGATCAGACCCATCGTCCACTCCCCAGTCGAATGCCGCCAGGATCGCGTCCACCTTCTGCTTGGTGGCCGCACGGGTACCGTCGGACTCTCGCAAGTCCTTTGGTGTTACGCCAGACAGAACTTCCTCCAGACGACGCCGCGCCTTCTCCAGTGCAGGGTCGTTGGTGATGTTCATGTGCGTCAACAACTCGCACAACTCCACGGCGCCAGTGACCATGGTGTCGTGGAACTTGCGCTTCTTGCCGTCCTCTTCGATCACGAGCCGGTCGCTCAGGCGGGACAGCGCATCGTGCAGTCGAGTCCATGAGTCCTGCGCCGCCGCTTCCAACTGCTGCTCCATGCGCTTGTCGTACTGACGCATGAGATCGCGTTGCACTTCGCTCTCGATGTCGAGCCGGAAGTCGCCCGCCGTGGGCAGGGGAGAGAACGCAATGTCGAACCGGAACTTGCGCGCCACCTGCTCACGGGTGGGGTACTCATCACGATCAAAGAGCGTGCCCAACTGGAACGCGGCGGCGGCCACGAGCGTGTCGTACTTGTCGAGGAACGCCTCGACCAGACGGTTGAACTCAGCCTCATGCACATTCATCTCCGCCTTGTAGGACTGCAACAGGGCAGTGGGCAACAAGCGCGCGCCGTAGTCGTTCCAGGGCTTCGTGAGCCGGTAGTGGTCGGCACGGGCACGGGCTTGGTACTTGGTGATGGCGTCCAGTTCGGCACACTCTGCGAACAGAGACTTGTAGACAGACGCCGCCTTGGACGACTTCGCGCCCTTGGATTGCGTCACCTCGGCTTGCGTAGCCTTGTCCTGCTTGCGCCCCGAGTACAGGGAGATTTGCAGGTCCACGAGCATGGCCGCACGTGCCACGCCTGCTACGGGGTTGGTTTCGATGTAGTTCATTCTGATTTCTCCTGTTGCTTTTGAACGAATTTAATTGCTTCGACTTGCTCGTCGCTTACGACATTGATGGTCAGTTGCTCTAGCGGGTTGAATGGTTGGATGATTGGCAGGTAGTTGTTGCCGCTTCCAGTAGTCCCCTTGCCGTTGCCAATCCATTTGGTTTGCATGCTCTCGGCTTTGCACAGCAGCGTTGACAACGCTTCCAACTGCTCGTACGTCAGCAGCACCGTGTGGTCGCTGATCTCGACTTTGAATCTCATACGGTTTCTCCTTCGATTTCAAACTTCACTTCGTTGATCTCGCACGACTCTATGAAATACTCCTCGG